GGGTGGCGCTGGCGACAACAAAGGCGGCGATGGCGACAACAATGGGGGTGATGGTGACAACAAGCCCTGGTATGAGACGCGCGAATGGACCGATCCGGCGCTGCAAGAGCAGTTGATCAAGGCCGGATACCACAAAGGCACCCCCGAAGAAGCGCTGGAAAAGGTGCTGAAAAACGAAGCGTCCCTGACCCAGCGTCTGGGCAAGCCGGCCGATCAGTTTATGGACAAGCCTGCCGAGGATCAGGCGCTGACCGATTATTTCAAAAGCAATGCCGATGTGTTCAAGGTTCCGGAAAAGCCGGATGGCTATGAAATCACCATGCCTGAAGATATGCCAGAGAGCCTGCCGATCGATGAAAATTTTCTGGGCGCGTTCAAAGAATTTGCGCACGAAAACGCATATCCGCCAGAGGTTGTTCAGGGCGCGGTTAATTTCTACGCTGATACCATGAAGGCCCAATTTATCAAAGCCGAAACAACCATCGCCAATCTGGAAGAAAAGCTGAACACGGAATTGCAAGCCGAATGGGGGGCTGACTGGAAATCGAACAAGGATCTGGCAACCCGAACATTCCAGACGCTGGCGGCAAAGTTGAAACTGGACCCGGACCAGACCAAATTGATTGCCAGCAAGCTGAATGATGATATGGGTGATGCCGCCCTGCTGAAATTTTTCAACGGTATTGCCAAGCTGACAGGCGAAGATGGTTTGGTGATCCCGAAGGATGCCGATGAGCCGGCCCTTGATCTGGCCAATGCCCAGCAGCGCAAAGCGCAGATCATGGAGGCCCATACCGGCGAAATGGCGCAGGCCCGCGGGAATACCCAAAAGATCAGGGCGCTTCAGGAGGAATTAAAGGGCCTGAATGCAATTATCGAGCAACACAGTTAAAAAGTTGCGCCAGCGGCCCCGGGGAGGATCGCTGGCGCAGGGGATTATGGCATCTTACACCTCAATCCGTTGTGCGGCTCCAGTCGCACGGCACAGCATATAGCACTTGACAAAGCGTTTCGCAACTGTATGAAATCGAATCAGTTGCAAAACGACTATCACTATCAGCGGGGTGTCTTGTGAACATCACAGGGTCCGCTACCGCAGGGTAAGTCCTGTCGCCCCACGCGAGCGTATCGCCAGATCGGGTCCGGTTTTTTACCGGGGTGTCCTTCGAACAAGCAATCAACATCAACTTGTTCAGAAAAAGGAGCCCGACATGAGCTACGCTGAACGCTTCGACCAAACCAAAAAAACCGAATTCAAGGATCAGGCCAAACTTGCGGCTGATCACAATGAAAGCAAACTGCGCGGCGCTGTAACGGAACAAGCCTGTTCCGGTGAGCGCTCGGCCCCAGTGCTTTATTACGATAGCGGCAAGGCGCAACGCACCGAAGGGCGCGTTCCGAGTAACCGTGACACACCGGCCAACCGCCGTCGCCGCTGGCTGAAATTCCAGCCGGACTTTGACAGCGGGGAATATATCGACAGCCAGGACAAATTTCAGGGCATGTCTGATTTCCAGTCGCCGCTGATGATGCACCACCTTGGTAATATCAAACGCTTTATTGATCAGGATGTGATCATTGCCGGCATGTTTGGTGATGCCTTTGAAGGCCAGCTGGGCGGTGATACGATCGCGCTGCCATCGTCGCAAGTCATTCCCGCCACTGTTCAGGCCGGTGCCGGCACCTCGGCCACGGGTCTGAACCTGCAAAAGCTGAAGGCCAGCCGCAAGAAAAAGGCGCTTCACAAGCATGATCTTGATGCAGAGCCGATCTGGATTGCCCTGACGGCTGAACAGATCGATGATCTGTCAAACGAAATCGAGCTGACAAGCGCGGATTATCGCCGCGAGGCAGGCCCGCAATTCAGCAGCGACGGTAAACTGACAATGGTCTGGAACCATATGTTTATCGAATATCAGGATCTGCCTACCAAAGAAGTGGATTACGGCGCTGGCCCGCAGCTGATCCAGCGGATCCCTACATGGCTGAAATCGACAGTCTACCTTGGCGTCTGGAAGGATGTCACGTCGGATGCCTACGAGGACACATCCAAAGGTGGGCGGCCGCTGTATATGGATCACCGCGCCAATATGGATTGCCGCCGTGTCGATGAAACCGGTTTTGATGAAATCGAGTGCCTGATCGGCTGATCGCGCCCTGACAGAAGGGGCGTGATCGCGTCCCTTCTTATCAACAGACAAAGGAGGCCATCATGGCTATCGTTACTAAAAAATCTTCGGTTTATGGCAGTAATGCCGCGGGTTACACCGCACCGAATTCATCTTCGCGGGCGGGGCGCATTACCCGTGTTGCCGGCACGGTCACATGTGCTGCCACCGATAATGCAAAATCGACCTATTTGGTTTGCGATGTTCCGTCTTCGGCAATTCTGCTGCCTGAAAGCGCAATCAAAACCACCGGTTGGGGTTTCGCGCAGGCGATTGTCGGTGTGGCCGCAGCTGCCACCGGCTTGTTGAATGTGACCAAAGCCACAGGCGGTGCCACCGGCAACAAGCCGATCACCATCTTTGGGGCGAAATGGAACAAGCCGATCTGGCAACAGCTGGGCCTTGCCGAAGATCCGAAGATGCCGCTGACCCTGATCGTCAGCACCACAACGGATGCCACCGGTGCCGGCCAGATCGACTTTGATCTGGTGTTCGCCAACCACGTTTAACAAGGCGACCCTAAAATGAGTGTCCTTCAGGCTGAAAGCCCCACTGCAATTGTCAAGCGCGCCTACAGATGGGTCGAGCATAGCGGTGATTTTGACAGCCTGGAGGACGACACCCCGGAAGCCATAGGTGGACGTTTGAGTTATGATGCGCGCCGCCGTCAGGTTCTGGAGGCGCTGGACTGGAATTTTGCCCGTCGCCGGTTCAACCCAACCCTGCGCACAGATGTTGTCGCGCCGCTGAATATGCCCGTCGCCTATGCCCGTCCGCCTGAATGTTTGCGCGTGCGCGATCTGATCGATGCCAGCGGCAACCATTTGACCTTTAGTGTGGAATACAATGTATTCACCGACTATCAGGTTCCATCGCAAATTGTTTATACCAAAGACATCCAGAACGCGGCCCATTTTGCGCCAGCATTCACACAGGCGCTGGAATTCCTGCTTGCGGCAGAATTCGCGATGGTTCATGCGCGATCGGTCAACCGCTCAAATACCATGCTTGAAAACTACCGCCGCACAATGATTGACGCGGATCGCGCCGAGGGACTGGAGCGTAGCGATGATGACGCCTATGCGCCAGGTCCGTTCGAGACCGCAATCAGCACCAGCTATTTCGGGGATCGCGCCTGATGGTGCGTGTATCCCCGCCTTCCCCTTCAGCCGCATCTGGCGAATTGTCCGAGCTGATGTTTGGCCGCCATGATTATGTGCGTTATCAAAACGGGTTGCGTGCCTGCCGTGGATTTATGGTGATGCCGGAAGGGCCTGTCACCCGTTTGCCGGGCACGCTGTTTCTGGGCGAAACCCATGACAGTGCAGATGGACGCCTGACAAAATTCGTATTCAAGGACGAAGATGCGGTCCTGTTGGAGTGGACAGACAGCCTGTTAAGATTTTGGCGCAATGGTGCGCTGGTGCTGTCTGGTGGCGCCCCCTATTCGATCGCCAGCCCATATACGGTTTCCCAGGCGGACCGCTTGCAAACATTGAATTCGTCCGACCGGATTTACATGACAGAAGGCAGCATTGCCCCGCACCGGCTGTCACGATTTGCACTGGATAACTGGACGATCGAAAAGACGCCATTTGAAAACGGGCCATTTCGTGTTCGCAATCTGGACGAGGCGGCGGAAATAAGCGTTTCCGGCATTTCAGGTAGCATATCAATAACAGCAGCAACTGATATTTTCGACCCATTGCATGTTGGCGTTTTGTTCAAGATACGGGAAATAGACACCAGCGATACCCCTTATTGGGCCGCTGATGTAAAAGCTGCTGTTGGTGACAGAGTTTACTACAATGGCAGAATTTACCAAATTATCGGTTTTGATGCGGTAAATAACAAAACCGCAACAACCCAGCCTGTAATAACTATAGATCCTGACGGTGTTGTCTTGCCAATTACCGCATATGGC